AGAATTTTAATTGAAGACATTAAATATCCGGAAAGAAGCAGATATTGGGAAGGTCCTGTTATATCACAACCACAAAAAATAGAATTCGACTCAATATATACGGCACTTTCAACAACAAACATGGCATTAACAGCACCACAACCTGCGGTAAGCACATATCCTGATGCTGATGGTGTATATCCACTAAAAGAAGACATTGCAATTGTAGGTAGAGTTAATACTGATGTTATATTGAGAATAAATGAAGTCCACATTAGAGCTGGAAAGCATGAGGATGGTGATGTTCTTAAATTAAACGTGAAGAATCCCGCAACAATCAGTATGATATTCGAACCAAAGCAAACCAGTGAGGATTATTATAGTAATACTATTATGCTGAGTGATAAAATCGCAATATTATCACATGATGGCATACCAAAATTTAAAGCTGCAAGATTAACACCAGAAGACAGAGCACGAATCTTTGAAGAGGGACATCCACTTGGACGTGCAGATTTAATTGTCGATGCATTTAATGCGTTAAGAACAGCAATTATTAATCATATTCACCCATATTCAAATCTACCCGCAGATAAGAACTCAATTATTAAAGACTTAGAAAGTATTAATTTTGAGGCTATTTTACAAAAAAACATTGTAATAAATTAAATTTACATTACCTTTGTTTCATGGAAACAATACCAAGCGAATTATTCACTGCGTTTAATAATATAACATTTTATGATGAACCTCATAAATATTTTATTGGCGGTAAGGAATTGATTTCCGTTACAACACTCATTCACAGATACCAAGAAGATTTTGACGAAGACTATTGGGCAGAATTTAAAGGCACTCAATATAATTTAACTTCCGAAGAAATAAAAAGAGCATGGAGTTTTATTAATAAAAAAGGAACTATAAAGGGTTCAGCTATTCATGATTATACTGAAAATAAATTTCAGAATAAAGAATTCGAATATCCACAACAATTAATATTAAATGAATTTGGTTTTGACCCCGTTTTACCTGAATATCTAATAACAAAAAAACATGTTGACAACTTCTACAATGATGTTAAAAGTAAATTGATTCCAATTCGGACAGAAATGGTTGTATATGATGAAGAAACTCTCATTGGTGGAATGCTTGATATTTTATTTTATAATGTTAAAATGAAAGAATTTCAGATTTGGGATTGGAAAACCAATAAGAAATTCAGCAATGAAGAAAAAGGTAGACATTTACTCGGTACTCTTAGTACTATTGAAGACTGTGATTTAGAGATATATAGCTTGCAGTTGGAAATGTATAAACAAATCATCGAAAAACACGTACCTATTAAACTCGGTAAATCATATATCGTATGGTTTTCGCATAATAACGACTCATATCAAATCATAGAGACAAAAAACAAAAAATTTCATGTGAATCAGATATTCAACGAAAGAAAACTTGAGTTAGTTGCATAAAAAAAGCCACAACTAAGTGGCTTTTTAAGACTGTTTTCTGTATCTTATAAGTTAAGAATACATCTCCAAGGTTGAATGGTTAAAACAATGTTTGTTAAAGCATCGTCTTCGTAACTGTTGTCACCAAAGTCTATACTTACTATTGAACACTGCTCCAAGAACCATTTTTCTACTTCGATTCCGGTTGGGTCTAAAGCCTTTAGTAATATATTCTTCTTATATCCTGCGGCATAACCCATACGACCAGTAAGCGATTCTGCATGTAAACGAACCCATTCCATCAATTGCTGTGATGTACTTGGACCAATTGGGTCAAGGAATGTAATTGCCATTTCATCCCATGTATATCTTCCTGCAACATAATTTCTTTCGTTCATGTAGTCAATCCCGACTGAATTGATTTTCATTGAAGGTCTTTTGAACTTTTGTACCTTCCAAACCTCAATTCCTAATTCGTCTGCAAATTCTGCAAAGAATCTATTTACTCTTTTCGGTTCGTATTGAAATGGGATACCCCTAATCATTTCTCCTGCCATGTTATTATCTGTTTAAATTGTAATACTTATTTTTTGTTGTTTAAATATAAATACTCATAGAATCGAAAACATTTTATTATTCTGGTATAATTCCTGTCCTCTGATACATTCTCATTTCACTTACATTTAAATCGGCTGCTGTTCTTTTAGGTTTTTCTTGAAAAACAACTTCTTCAGGAACTTCCTCAATTTCTGTTTCAACAACAGATTCCTCAATTGGTTCTTCAGGACTAACAACTTCTTCAGGAACTTCTTCAAATACTTGTGCCTTTAATTCGGGTAATTCATTTACTACAACTTCGAATTTATTTTCCTCTTCTATTTTCACTACTTTATTCTCTTTTTTTGCGGGTTCTGTTTTTTTCCCTCTTAATGTTGCCATAATCATATTATTAAATTCTTATTATTTTTCCATAAATACTATAAAAAAGAAAACCCACAGAATTTGTGGGTTTTCCAATTAAAAAAATCACATTATGCACCAACATCGGCAAATGATGCACCAGAAGGAGTAATTGTAAATGTAATGCCGATAAATTCAACAGCACGTGTTGGTTTTAAGAAGATTTCACCGAACAATTCGTTTCTGTCACGAGTTTCAGGAGTATTAATACTATCATCCATTTTAATTCTGAATTCGTATAAACCTCTTTCTCTCTGAATAGTATCAAGAACAGGTGTTGCTTTTGATAAGAATTGGTCAATTGTTGCTTGGTCATTCTGCTCAAATACAAGTCTAATTGCGATGTTTGCAATAAGAACTTTAATCTGAAGAAGAAGTCTACGAACATTGATTCTATCAAGTGCACTTTCTCTAACCTGTAAGGTCTTCTGTCCGAAGATTGCAGTACCTGCATCTGCGAAGTCAGCCATTGGGTTAATACGACCTGCGTAAAGAATATCACGAGCCTCTAAAGACAATTTGTATTTAGATTTTCTTGCGTCAGTTACACCACGCTGTAAACCAGCAGGTGCGAACCAAGGGAATGATGTGTTATCTGTAAATGCCATTGCTTTTACTACTTCACCTGTAGGTGGAATATAAACGTTAACATTATTCTGAGTATCTCTCATTTGAATCCAAGGGAAGTAAGTACAAGCGTAGCTACTATCAACACCTGATGTGTCAAGTAAATCTACGATATCTTGAGATGCCAATACATCCTGTTTTGTGTTACCAATTGTTCTTGGAATTTCAATATCAGGAGTATCAATCACATAAAGTGTATCTGTTCTTTGCTGTTCCATCATAGTGATTGTATCTTGAACTAAGATATTTTCGTCACTCCAATTGATACCTGGAGTAGCAAACAAGTTAATTGTTACTTCTTCAGGGTTTGCAAATGTGTTAATTGCAGTTTCCCATGCTTGGAAGTCATTTGTTGCCGGAACATTAGGTGTAACACCATCATAAATACCGCCTTGACGATATAAATCACCATATGAACGACTGTTTCTATATACGTTCCAACCATCAAAACCACCCGCAGGAACTAACGTAAATTTCCTTGAAGCTAATGTGTAATATGTGTCTAATGGGTCAACCACGTCATTAATAGTTGAGAATGGACCTGCGCCTACTTGGAAACTAAATCCATTTGATGTTACTGCGCTTGCATTCATATCCATATGGAAACCATCTGTTTTAGTAAATCCGCTTGTATCATTATCTCCACCATTTCTCCAATTATTAAAATTGAAGAAATTTTGGTTGATACCATCAGCAATAACGCCAGGTGCATTGTATGCACTATTTGACATACCTAAATATACACGACTTACTCTTTCATCGTCATTATAGCTTGTTTTATAGAATACTTTTGGTGCAACACCTTCATTTGTAAGGTCACCAGTTACAGCACTTTCAAAGTTATTAAATTCAAGTCCTTCGAAACCAGCAGGGAATGATTCAATATGGTCTTCATCATCCATTTCAACCATAATATATCTACTTTGAAGGTCATACTCACCGTCTGTAGTTCCAATACGCTGTGCAATATATCCATTAGTACCCTTTATAAGATTACATCTTGAGAATGTTTCTAAGATGTTTGGACTTGCATCTGTGTCATAGAATGAACGAACCTGAATGTCGAATTCCAAAGCAATTGGGTTAATATTAGCTATACTAATCTTAACTTCTTCGTTTGCTGCATCACCATCAGAAATCAAAATGAATTTGAAAAGTCTGTCAACACTATTACCTTTTACCTGAGAAACAACCCAAGGTGTTTCAGGTGTCTTAAATTGTGTTGTATATGCACTGAAATAATCACTACTGCATTCAATCATTTCGGCTTTAATACCGTAACCATATCCCATACCATCAAGTTTCTTGAGCAAGTTAGGATAGGTTGCTTGAACCCAAATTTTTGTGTTTTTATCTTTTGGTCCTTCACCAATTACGTTCGGTAAGAAGCTACTTGAATTCGGATTTAATGATACTGTATATAATTCAGTACTTCCGGTATCATATGCCCTTAGAACAAACGTACCGAACATATCACCAGCATCAATATCTGTTGTGTTACCTGATATAGTAAGAGCAGTTGTTTGGAATGTTGTTAGGGGTTCAAGGTTTACTTGGTCTTGAACATAACCCCTGCTTCTAATTACAGCAACAACCATATCCTCATATTCGCTATATGAAGTACCACTTAATGTGGTTACAACTAAATTAACAGTACCACCTGTTGTAGTTACTGTCGTTGCAGTAAATTCATACAAATCACCTGAAAAATCAACTGATGGTGAAGGTGCTTTTGTGTAGCCACTGAATGATGTGCCTGTTTGACCAGTATAATATAAGGTAACACCCATATAAGATGTGCCCGTATAATTAACTGAAGTTGCTGGAGCAACAGAATCAATACCTGTTGTTGAAGGGTCAACCCCTGCACTTAGTCTTATTGCCCATGCCTTACCTGCATCATATCCACTAAGACCCAATACTCTGGTTACCCATAATTGATTACTTTCGTTTAGATATGCATTTGCTGTATAAGGCAATTGATATTGAAGTTGTCCGTTTGCAAACCTTTGTACGCTTTGCGCACCAAATCTTTGTGCAAACTGAGTTTGGTCTTGGATATATATAGGTTCGAATGCTGGACCTTTTAATGTTTCACCAACAACTCCTAATGTTGTGATTCCAACGTTACGTGTTACGAATGATAAATCACGTTCTTTAAATTTTACTCCCGGAGAGGTAAATACAAATTCTGCCATGTTTTTATTTATTTAATTTCTATTATTATTTTATAGTTTATGACTAATGCTACTTTTCAAATAAATACTTAAAAATAATCGAAAAGGTGTTTTAGCACAATTATTATCATACTGCTATTCTTATCCATAAACACAGATTTAGGGGTTTTTTTGACTTTTTGGGTCGGATTTCTAAAAATTCAGATTTTTTCGTTTCAAATTTTCCAGGATTTCAGTAAATTTTTTTTTCATTTTTTTTAAAAAAAGTTTGGATTTTTTCGTATTAGTATTTATGTGAAACACATTTGTATACTATGAATAAATCACAACGTATTGAACTGACTACAGGAACAACCACTACAGATAAATATATTAAGGTTCAACTTGAACAAGATGTTGATACTCTCGAATTTATGACGTTGAATATCACTACTAAAGATGCTTATCAAGATTTTAATGGAGATTATGGTG